TTCCGGCCGCCGCGCTCACTGCCATCATCGCCGTAACTGGTTCCATCTCTACACTCCAACCCGATAGGCCGCCGCGAGAACATTAAGCGGCAGCGATTTGTCTTGCCCAAACGTCACCGACGCTTCCTCGGTCCAGCCGAGGATCCCGGCGACCTTCTTCTCGCCAGTATAGACGGGAGGAGCCTCGTCGAGGAGCGAGGATCCGAACGCGCGGAACGCCACCTCATTGCCGTTGACAATCAGGTGCGAGCTGTCCTTGACCTTGACCGTGCAGTCCACGATCCGCTTCTTGCGGCCGACCGACGTCCCTTCGGGGAGAGCCTCCTCGACCGGCATAGTCTTGACCATAACCTGCATCCCCGTCCCATAGTCGACGTGGTCGGCGTCGAGGTAGAGCGACACGTCGGGGAAGGGTAGACCCACCTGATAGCTTGTCGAGGCATCGCGTGTGAACGTGACGCCTCCCGAGCCGGACATTGTCTGTTGCTCCTGAATGGCACCGTCGAGGATGATGTCGACAGCCTCCCCGGCGAGGTGCGTGGCTCCGGCCAGGGATCCCGTGGCGACACTCAGGGCGAGGTCATAGCTCGCCGCGTCAACCTGCAGGGATGTGTTGAATTTTTCGAGATAGAGGCCGTCGGCCCCGTTGATCGACCGCTCGACCGCGAAGTAGCTCTCCTCGAGGAGAGCCGCCACGGCTTTGAACTCACCGTCGGTGTGGATTGACGTCCACCCGGCGATGTCCTGGCTGCGCAGGGTGCAAAGGGCTGACATCCGGCCATCGCCGTTGATGACCCAGACGTAGTCGGCCTCGTCGGTCGAGATAGCCTTGCGCAGGGCCATGTCCACCGGACCGGTCAGGAGGTGTGACGATAGCAGTGAGATCGGGATCGCGCTGTAGGCCAGCTCTGTTTCGGTGAACAGGAACTCTCGAACGGTCTTGCCGCCACGCTGCACGAAGATAATGCCGCCGTCGGCCTCGACCACCCTGGGGCCGCGCTTGGACCCACGCGAGCTGTTGCGACGAGCAACGATGTTCGTCGGCGTTACCGCCTCGTTCTCGCTGATCGGGATGTACCATTCCGACGAGCTGGTGAAGAGGGTGAGGTGGCGCCCCGGATAGATGTTCCAGATGGCAGCCACGCCCGCGCTGTCGAGCGTGACGTCGATGCCCATGTCGTCATCGGTCGAGCTGGTGTCGAAATCGTTAAAGTCGCCAGACTTGGACGCCCAGATCGTCTGGGGTCGGGACTTGGACCCGCCGAACCAGAGGCGTCCTTGGAAGAACGTGCAGCTCACCGGCCACCCGCGCGTGGTGGACCAGACAGCCTCGGCGCCGGATCCGAAGTCCTTGGTCGGGATGTTGCTCAACGTCCACGCTGCGGGCTGCCACTCGTCGTGATCGCCCGAGCGCGTGATCGAGGTGGGGGTCACGTCGGGATGCACCACGAGCAGGGTGTCGAGATCCTGCTCCCAGTTGATAGAGGTGATCCCCAGGTCCGCGTCGGTGGTCGAGAGCTGGGCGGATGTCCACGGCACAGGCACGTCGGCCTGGCGCACACCATCCTTGTAGACCCTGCAGTTGCGATCGGTGAACGCCAGGAGGTAGGTCTGCGTGATCGAGAACTCGAACGGCACGAGGCGCACGACAGAGACGGACGTGCCCTCGTTCCATGCATACAGCTCGTTGATCTCAAAGTGGTTGGTGCCTGCGTCGGTGGTGCCGATGCGGATCAGGCGGACATACCGCTTGCCGTTGAGGCGGAGGCGATAGTCGCGCAGGTTTTCCGAGATCTCCGAGAAGATATGCTCGACCGTGGTCCAGCTCGATGCATCGTCGCTGTCTTGAAGGCGCACCTCTTCGGTCAGGATGGGGGGCGTTCCCGCCGCGTTAACGCCAAGGCCGATGATGTCGAGATAGTCGGGGCATGCCGCAGCCGTGGCGAAGTCGATCTGGAAGATGATGAAGTTGTCGGTGGTGCCGGGGGGTGTCGTCGAGGCCTTCGTTGTCTCGTCGTCGTCAGTCAGGTTGCCCACACTCGTCGAGCCGACGTCGTTGGGCATCGTCACCGTGAAGCCGGAGAACGATTGCGTCGTCAGCGTGTAGGGCAGCTTGCCGACGTATTCCAGGCCGGGCCTGCGAACGAAGCCTCCCTGGGGCTGCGACAGGACGTTGCGCATCAGCTCCGCGCCGTTGCGGTAGCCCTTGAAGTCCACGCGACCACGCAGGAGCGGATCCAGCTCACCGGTCGTGAAGGCCGTCTTGATTGCGTGAACGCGAGCCATCAGCCACGCGCCGTGATCAGGGTGTAGTCCTGGACCACCTTGGTGGGCTGCTGCACCCGGTCTGTCCGCTTGGCGAGCTTGAACAGGCCGCCGTGTTCGCCCTTCACGCCACCCGGCCCCCAGGCGTCCCGCGCAAACTTGGTCTGCATGTTGACCTGGTCGGTGATCGGGATGGCGATCTCGGCGGCAAAGCCGGTGACGATCAGCTCCTGCAGGTAGGCGGGCATGAGGCTCTCGTCGAGATCGGCAATGTACTCGATCCAGACGGCCGTCTTGTCCGTCTCCAGTGTGCGACCGAACAGCTCAAAATCCTTGGTCGGGATAGGGTGGCCGGTCGAGGCGCTGTCATAGACCGCCACCATGCGCAGGAAGTCGGTGGGCAGGTGGTAGGCGTAGGCATGCTCGTTGATCGGGCTGGTGTCAGAGCGCGTCAGCTTGGAGCGACGCTTCGCGCAGAACCAGTCGTGGATCTCGAGGATGAAGAGCTTGAAGCCGGGATAGTTGTTGCCGCAGATCGTCGCTGCGTCGGTGCCATCGCTGAACGAGGAGATGGCCTTCTCGCCGAGACGGAGCAGGGACTGCGAGGAAAGATCAATGTCGGAAGTAGCCATGTCACCTCACTAGAGAAAAGGGGCGACCCGCCGTGAAACGAGCCGCCCCTGTTCCGTTCAAGCGGTCAGCATCAGGTGCGACGCATCAGCACCGTGATCTGAGCGACCGAGGCGGTGGAAGATCCACCATCCGTCTCGATCTCGACCGTTGCACCAGCCGCCACCGCCGTGTTGGACGATGCCGCCAGGGTGTCAACGTCACCAGGGGCCGAGCCAGAGTAGGCAACCGTGATGGTGCCGACCGTGCCTGCGGCCGTCTTCACGGTCAGCGTGGCATCCGCTGTCGTGATGGCGGTGTTGATCACACTCGAAACCGAGACCACCTCGGCCGCCACAGGCGACACGATGTAGACCTGACCGGCCGTCGAGATGTCGGTGATCTGCCCCGTCAGGATGAACGTGTCAGCCCCGATGGGTGCAGACGTCACGACCCCTGCCGAGCTGGTCACTTCATACCAGGCCGAACCATCGGAGGCGTTGACGTAGATGACGTCGCCCGACGTGAGCATGTAGGCGATGTCGTTGAAATAGCCCGACGCCGCGATTGTGGCGAGGGCATCCGCCGTGGAGGCATAGGTCCAGAGGACCGGGCTGTCTCCACGACCACCCGGCGAACCACCGGGATTGAGCTTGGTTTTATCGAGAGCCATGAGCGTGTCCTCCTATGCTTCGTAGGTGGAAACGTCAACGATGCCGCCTGCGTCGATGTCAATCGCGCCTGCAGAAAAGATGCCGTTTGCCAGCCACGAGGTTTTCTCGGGGATCCAGTCCACGCTGGTGCTGAACTCGATACCGACCGCGAGGCCGATTGCACCCATGGCACCGCCGTGGAAGGCGAAGTTGGTACGCGTGTTCGTGGACAGGGTGAGGCCGCCCTCGTCACGATCTTCAACAAAGTAGAACGTGAAGCCGAGGAACGTGTTGATCTCGCCCGACGTGAGAGCGCGGACCGAATTGTAGTCCGCACTGGTGACCTCGGTCTCGCCGAGGAGCTGCTCATTGCCAATGGTATGAGCCACCATGGCGCGATCCTTCGCAGGGACGCCGTTCGTGTCGAGGAGCTGCTTGGCGCGGCGGAGCTTCGCCACGTTCAAGCCGGTGTTGGAACCGCCGACGGACGTTGCAACGGTCAGGCTCGTCGAGGCCGCATCAAGGGCATCGATGATGAGCTGATCGCAGCGACGGCCAATCGCACCAGCGATCACCATGGCGAGCTGCTGGCGCTCGCTGTAGTTGACCTTCTGCTGGTCGAAGATGTCGGTGTACTCGGGGGCGTTCCAGTCCTCGAGGGTGGCCGTGCGGTTCGTGTGGGCAATGTTCATCGGGACGACGTCCGTCTGAGGGACGCGGGGCGTTGCCATACCCTTCCCCATTTTGGGGAAACGGTGCGTCGAGCCGACAACACCCGTGCGAACGCGAGCCGTGGGGCGGAGCATCTCCATACCCTGGTACTCGTGTTTCACTTCGGTGTCGAACTGGGCGACCGCTGCGTCGGTGAGTTGCTTTGACATGGGTCAATCTCTCCGGTTGATGATGGGTTCATCGCCGAACGATTGCCGTTGCCTATGTCTGGGTCAGGACGTCGCCCTGATTGCCGAGGCGGATGGGTCGTCTGCTCCAGATTAGAGGCTCTGGTGGGCCTTCTGGTGGTTGCCGCGCAAGGGCGAGCCGCAGTGGGCGGGGGCGAGGCACAGGAGGGAACCCAAACCCCGCCCCCTGGGTGCTAAAGCCTTTGGGGGGCCACCAGCACCTTGCTTATACGCCTGACGTGTGCCGGGCGCAAGATTGTCATTGACCTCCCGTGAGAGCCACGAAGCCGCGAGACACCTCGTCGCGGTACTGCTCGCCGATGGGGCTGTCCTCGCTGTAGCGCGGATCCTTCATCATTTCCGCCAGCTCGGCCCTGGTTTTCATGCCGCCGTTCGAGCGCATGGTGTTGGTCGGGATCGGCTTCTCTCCGGCCTGCTCACGCAGGGCGTTGAGGGTTTGCAGGCCAAGCGCCGACATGCCCATCTGACGTGCGGCAAGATACTGGTCCTCGTTCAGGGTGCCGTCGGCATGCATGCGGTCGAGCCAGTTCTTGTTGGTCGCGATCAGGTTCTTGGCGTCGTCAATCGTCGGCATGCCCAGCGCCTCGATCTCCCGGTCGAGATCAAATGGCTCTGGCATGAGGCCGTCGAAGGCGAACATCGCATCGGAGACCAGGGACTTGAACTGCTTGTCGGTCAGGCCGTTCTTGTGGGCAACCTCGGCAAACGCCAGGAGTGCGGGGTCGTCGCCAGCCACCTCGCGGATCCGCTCGAGGGTCTTCTTGTCGTCACCCTCGCCGCGCTCCCGCTCGATCTTGAAGTCCTCGAGGTAGCCATCAGGGCTGTCGGGCGTCTTGCCCAGGCCCTTCCTGCCCTTGTTGAACTCAGCCCGCAGGTCGTTGTAGCTCTTCGCCAGCTTCTCGCCGTTCAGCTCGTTCTTCTCGGCGTTCCAGAATTGCTCGGGCGCCCAGTCGGGACGCGTCGGCTTGCCATCGTCTCTCGGCTCAGACGCGGCCTCCTGCTCGGTGTTCGTCGTCGTCTGCTGTTCGTCGCCAGCCACGCCCATGAGGCCGTCGTTGTTGTCGTCAGGCATGCTTTGCCCTCCAGAGCTTGAGGTATGAGGCGGCCTCGCGCAGCTCGACCTCGGATCCGGGGACGCCCGCAGCAATCACAATATCGACCGCGTCCTTGAGGGGTGTGCGCTCCAGGGGCTCGGGCTCGACCGGCCCAGGGGTCACCTCGTGCACCGGGCTCGAGATCTGGACGGTGGCCTCGGCCTCCTCCTTCGCCTTCCGCTTTGCGTCAGCGGCCTTGCCCTGCGTCCAGTCGGCCAGACCCTTGTCGTCGATGTCCTTTCGGCTCACCGCCCGGCCGAGGATCTCCTTGACCGCATTGAGGTTGGGTAGGCCGGTCTTGGTCCAGTGCGCCTCGACGTCTGGGTCCAGGCCCGCAACCACCTCTTCTAAAGTCAGGTCAGCACTCATCGTTCCTCCTTCGCGCGTTCCATGCGCTTCTCGATGTCCCGCACCAGATCCCGCTGACCTTCCCGGTAGACGAGCTGGTCACGAAACTCCAGCCCGATACCGGTCAGTGTGGGGTGCGGCCCCGATGCTTCGATGGTGACGTCGCGCAGCCACTGCAGGACGCGGCGACCTCGGGGCGTGGTGAAGGCTCCGAGGATGTCGCGGTCCAGGTCGCGGCGTTCATCAACGTCGGTTTTGTCCGGTCGGGCTGCCTCAAGCCCAGACCATCCGTTCTCACTGAAAACTGGCATGTTCCCTCCTGTTACTGCCCCTGCTGCGGAGCCTGCTGGGCCATCTGCTGCTGGGCCATCATCTGGGCCATGGCCTTCTGCAGCTCGGCCCGTTCACTTTCGCTGCGAACGAGCTTGAGGTCAATGCCCAGCTTGTCGGCAAACCACGGCGGGATGTCCTCGACCTTGACGGATCCCATCACCGCCTCCTGCCCGGCGAACGACGAGATCTGCAGCCAGTTGACCACGCCGTCCACGTCGTTCATCTGCTGCACACGAGCGAGCGGCGACGTGATCTCGATGGCGACCGACAGGCCGTCGATCTTCAGCTCGGGCGTCGGGGCTGCGGGATCCGCGCCGGGGATCTGGATGATGCCCTTGCGCACCAGGATGTTGAGGCATCGCTGGAGCAGTGGGCGGATGAACTCATGCGAGATCCGACCGAATGGTGCGCCGGTTTCCTCCTGCAGCTCCTTCACCCGCTCCATGATCTCGGTCGGCGAGCGCACCGGCCCTGCGTCGGGCGGGAGCTGGTTGTCGAAAAGGGCTCGTTTGATCGTCATCTGCAGGTCATCGATGATGAACTGCGAGACGTCGAAGCGGCCGCCGGTCTGGAGCGCCTGGAGGTTACCCTGCGCCCCGATCTCGACAACGGCACCGGGCGTGATCTGGATCGTGTCGGGGTTGATGACGCCATCGTCGACGGCGGTCCACACGCCTGCCACAGACAGCGACGCGTTCTTGAGAACCAGCTCCTTGACCTTGTTTAGCGTCTTGATGTCGGGCAGGACGTAGAGCGCCGGGCCTCGAGCCATCGCCTCGCCAGCCACCTTGGTCCAGCGGAAGAACACCCAGGGATGTTCGTTGTACCACCGCTCGACAATCTTGTGGGGCTCGGCCTTCGCGCCGCCCTTCCACCAGACGACGTAGGCGTACTTCTTCGCCCGG